ATATAACACCAGAGTTAAATACTAAAGTATATAAATTAGATGAGTATGTAATTAAAAGAGATTCAGTAGGTAATGTTATAGAAATTATTACAAAAGATGTAACAAGTCTTTCAGCTGTTTCTGAAGAAATTAAAGATTTATGTTACGAAGAAAACAGTACAGAAAATTATCAAGATAAACAAGTTTCTATCTTCACGAGAGTGATTAGATCAGAAAATAAAAGGTGGCTTGTGCAACAAGAGGTTAATGATAAAATCATACCTAGCTCCATTGGAACTTATCCATTAGACAAGTCACCTTTCATTCCTTTGAGATATACACTAACAAATGAAGATTACGGTAGAGGTTTCGTAGAAGAATATATTGGAGATTTAAGATCGCTGGAGGCTTTATATAGAGCTGTAGTAGAAGGTAGTGCTGCCGCTTCTAAAGTTTTATTTTTAGTAAAACCAAATGGCACAACTAGAATTAAAACTTTATCTGAAAGCCCTAACGGTGCAATAAGAGAAGGCGATGCTAATGATGTAACTACTTTGCAGATGAATAAATCTGCTGACTTTTCTATTACTTTCCAAACAATTAAAACTATAGAAGAAAGATTAACTTATTCATTTATGTTAATGAATAGTGTTCAAAGACAAGCTGATAGAGTTACAGCTACAGAAATAAGATTGTTAGCTGACGCATTGAATGATAGTGTATCTGGTCTATACTCTTTATTATCACAAGAATTACAGTTACCTTTAATTTCCCGTTTGATGTATCAAATGGAAAAAAGTAAAAGATTACCAACATTACCTAAAAATAGTATAAAAGTAAAAATAGTTACTGGGTTAGAAGCACTAGGTCGTTCTTCTGATTTACAAAGATTAAATACTTTTATTCAACAATTAACTCCATTTGCACAAGAATTATTTAAGTATGTTAATTTTGATGAGTATGTTAAGAGAGTAGGAACTTCATTGGGGATTGATATGGAAGGATTAATTAAATCACCAGACCAATTACAAATGGAAGAACAGGCTTCTCAACAACAAGCCATGATGGAACAAGCAACACCAGTATTAGCTAAAGAAGGTGCTGGAATTGTTAGAGATAGTTTTAAAGCTAGGGGAGAACAACAACAACAAGAACAACTACAAGGACAATAATATATGGGTGAAACAACTACAATAAACATAACTCCTGAAACAAACGTTGAAACACAAGAGTACAGAGATAGTATGGTTCAAAAAATTGACCAAGCTAACGCTGTTCCACAACCAGTTTTACAACCTGAAGCAACTGAAGTAGAAACTAAACAAGAAAAAATACTTGGTAAATTTAATTCACAAGAAGATTTAATTAAATCTTATCAAGAATTAGAAAAGAAACTTTCTACTAATACTTCTGCCCCAAAAACAGAAAATAAAAATCCTCTACAAGCACAAGCAAAAACAGAACAACCATCAGTTATTAGTTCTGTATTTCAAACTGCTGAACAAGAGTTTAATGAAACAGGTCAACTAAGTGATACAACTTTGTCTTCACTAGAAAAATCTGGTCTTCCTAAACAATACGTAGATAATTATTTAAAAGGATTAGAAGCTCTTGGAGAACAATTCCAAAGCAAAGCATATTCAATCACTAATGGAGAAGAACAATACAAATCCATGATTGATTGGGTTTCTAATAATTTAACTGAAGATGAAGTTGATGCTTTCAATAGAGGAGTTGCAAGCGACGACGCTACTGCTTTATTTACTATTAGAGGAATGAACGCTAGATATAGAGTAGAAAGTAAAGAACCTAAAATAAGTTTAGGTCAATCATCTTCTTCAAATTCAACTGGAGAAAGATATGAAAGTGTGTCTCAATTAAAAGAAGATATGAAAAATCCTCTTTACCAAAAAGACCCAGCTTTCAGACAAAAAGTTGAATTAAAATTATCTAGATCAAATATTTTATAGAAATTCTTTTGGGTTAATTAGTTAGACCCGACTGATGTTAACGCTTACCTAAAGTCTTAACCGTCCTGAGGGACGACAATTTTGTTACCTAAATAAGCTGTTTTTTAAACTTAACTAAGCAACTTAACTTATAAGAAAGGGAAATATAATGGCAAATTATACTCCTTCGTATATAGGTCAGGCTGCTGGTGCAGGCGATCAAAATGCTCTTTTCCTGAAATTATTTTCAGGTGAGACTTTGACTGCTTTTGAAACAGCAAATACTGCCCTAGACAGAACTATGGTTCGTACTATAGCTAACGGTAAGTCAGCAACATTTCCAGTATTTGGAAAAGCGTCTGCTGCATACCACGCTGCTGGTACTGAACTAACTGGTTCAACAATAAATGGTAATGAAAGAATTGTATCAATTCAAGATTTACTAGTGTCTCACGTGTTTATAGCTTCTATTGAAGAAGCTAAATCATCTTGGGAAGTTAGAAGCATCTACGCCAAAGAAATTGGTATTGCTCTAGCTAATCAAATGGACAAACACATCTACCAAATGTTAGTGAAAAATGCTAGAGAGTCTGCCGCTGTTCCACAAGCTGCTGGACAAACTATAACTGACGCTGACTTTAACACAAACGGTGCTTCTGCTGCCGCATCAATTTATGCTGCCGCAAGATTACTAGACGAAGCTAACGTTCCATCAGAAGACAGATATGCCGCTGTATCGCCACAAGCGTACTACAGTATGGTTTCTGACACTACTGCAGCCGTAATCAATAGAGATTTCGGTGGTTCGGGAAGTTATGCCGACGGTAAAGTATTAAAAATTGCTGGAATTGAAATTGTGAAAACAAATCAATTACCATCAGCTAATATTACTACTGGCGTTGGTGTAGGTTCTATCGTTGGTTCTGGCGGTGGTCTAGGAGGAAACTTCTCTACTACTGTTGGTTGCGTATGGCACAAAAGTGCTGTAGGTACGGTTAAATTATTAGACCTATCAACAGAGATGGAATACTCTGCAAGACATCAAGGAACATTACTTGTTGCTAAATATGCAGCAGGACATGGTGTTCTAAGACCAGAAGCGTCTTTAGAAATTAAGACAGCTTAATTACCTTGTAATGTAAATTAAGATTGGGGGAATGAAAGTTCCCCCTCTTAATACAAAATTAAAATTATTTATTTATGCCTTTAACAGTAACATCAAAACTAGAAGCAGTTAATACTATGCTTACTAGTATCGGAGAAATTCCAGTATCTAGTATAACATCTGCTACTACTAATGATGTTTCTATTGCAATCCAAATTTTAGATCACGTTTCTAGAGAGGTACAGTCTCGTGGTTGGTTTTTTAATACAGATATTAATTATTCTTTAGTACCTACTAATAACAACGAAATTGTTTTACCCTCTAACGCACTACGTGTAGAATTAGCTGAATCTTCTAGATTACATAATTATGTAGAACGTAATAGAAAATTATATGACAGAGTTAACAACACATATACTATATCAGGTACAGTAAAAGTTAATATTGTATTCTTATTAGATTTTGAAGAATTACCAGAAGTAGCTAGACATTATGTAATGATAAGAGCTTCTAGAATTTTCCAAGATAGAATGTTAGTATCTGCCGAGTTACATAAATTTCACGAGGTTGATGAACTACAGGCTTATATGAATTTAAAAGAAACAGAGGGCGATATAGGTCGTCATAATATTCTTACAGGTAATTATGATGTCTATAGAGTATTAGACAGAGGAAATTACCAACCAGATAAATCTTCAATTGTTAATGAATAATGGCATCAAGATTAATTTCAACAAGTATTCCCAATTTGTTAAATGGGGTATCTCAACAACCAGATACAATAAGATTACCTAATCAAGCAGAAACACAAGAAAATGGTTTATCAGATGTTGTATATGGTCTTGGTAAACGTCCACCAACTATACACGTAGCTAAATTAAATTCAGATACTTTTGAAAATAGTAAAGTACATTTCATAAACAGAGATAGTGTAGAAAGATACACAGTATTAGTTAATAATGGTTCTATAAAAGTTTATGATTTAAATGGAACTCAAAAAACAATTGTAGCACCTTCATTAACTTATTTAACAACTACTAATCCATTAGAAGATATAAATTTAGTAACTGTCGCTGATTTCACATTTATAGTTAATAAAACTATTACAGTTGCAAAATCTGGGACAGCATCAACTGTTAGACCAGCAGAAGCAATTTTTTATGTTAAGAACGGTCAATATGCAACTACTTATAAAATTAATATAGATAGTGTTAACGTAGCTAGTTTTACAACTTTAGATAATAGCACAGCTAGTAATGCTTCAAGTATTACTACCGATAATATAGCAACTGAATTATACAATGATTTAGTAACTTCATTTCCAACTGGTTATACAATAGTTAGAGATGGTTCAATTATTTATTTATCAAAAACAGCAGGAACATTTACTGCTTCAGTATCAGACGGTCTTGGTGGAGATGGTTTAATTTTAGTAAAAGATAAAATAAAAAGTTTTTCTGATTTACCATATAAAGGTTATCTTAATTTTGAAATAGAAGTAGTAGGAGACCAAGGTACAGAGTTTGATAATTATTATGTTAAATGGGACGGTTCTGCTTGGGTTGAAACTGTTAAATCTGGTTTAGATAATAATTTTAATACAGCAACATTACCACACTTATTAATTAGAACAGCCGATGGTAATTTTAGATTTACTAAAGCTGATGGTTCTGTTTACACAATTAGTGCAGTAAATTATACGACTCCAGTTTACAACGGAAGAACTTGTGGTGATAGTGTAACAGCTAGTGACCCATCTTTCGTTGGTAATAAAATTCAAGATATTTTCTTCTATAGAAATAGATTAGGGTTTTTAGCAAGTGAGAATGTTGTGTTTTCTAAAGTAAGTGAATTTTTTACATTCTACCCAGAAACAGTTACTACATCTTTAGATGATGATGCAGTAGATGTAGCAGTAAGCCATAACAGAGTTTCTAATTTAAAATACGCTGTAAGTTTAAACGAAGAATTATTATTATTTGCAGATCAAACACAATTTTTATTAAAACCAGAAGAAACATTAACTTCTAAAACAGTATCTATTAATCAAGCTACTGAGTATGAGATTGACCCTATTTGTAAACCAATACCAGTAGGTAAGAACGTTTACTTTGCATTTAAAAGAGGAAGTTTCGCTGGTGTTAGTGAATATTTTATTTCACAAGATTTATTAACTAAAGAAGCTACAGATACTTCTTTAAATGTACCTAGATATTTAACTGGTAGAATTAACTCATTAAAAGGTTCTACTACTGAAAATACTATATTTGCTTTTTTAAGTGGTGAAAGAAATGCTTTAGGAATATATAAATTTTATTTTGATGCTAATAATAG